GGGCGTTAATAACGGAGAATAAAATGGCGTTAACTAAGCTTCAGTTTTCTCCCGGAGTCAATAAAGAAGGCACTGACTACACTGCTGATCAGGGTTGGTATGAGTCTGACAAAATTAGATTTCGGCAAGGCAGACCTGAAAAAATAGGTGGTTGGCAGAAGTTTAGCACTAACTCATTTTTAGGAGTGTGCAGGTCTTTACACCGATGGGCATCTTTAGCGTTTACCAAGTATATAGGCATAGGTACTCACCTAAAGTTCTATATATCTGAAGGTAACAGCTTTAATGATGTAACACCCATACGTCTAACAACGTCTGCGGGTGATCCACGCTTTGCCGCAACAGACGGATCATCTGTAATAACAGTGACAGAGGCAGGTCATGGTGCTGTTGTTAATGATTTTGTTACCTTTACAAGCGCGGCATCGCTAGGTGGCACTATTGTTGCGGGAGTGTTAAATCAAGAGCAGGAAATAACCTCAGTAACGTCCTCTAGTGTCTATACCTTTACCGCTAAGGATACGTCAGGAACCACAGTTACAGCCAACTCAAGCGACTCAGGAGATGGTGGCAGTAGCACCGTTGGAAATTATCAAATTAACACAGGTCTTAACGCTTACGTTTCAAGTACAGGCTTTGGCGCGAGTGCGTGGGGTTCTGGAGGATTTGGTTCTGCCAGTGATATTAGTTCAGCCAATCAGTTAAGGCTTTATAGTCAAGACAACTTTGGTGAAGACTTGGTGTTTAATGTTAGGGGTGGAGGCATTTACTATCATGATACCTCTGGTGGTGTAGGGACTAGGGGGGTAGACATAACGTCTATTGCAGGAAACTCATCTCCACCAAGCATTGCACTTCAGGTTATGGTTTCAGATATTGATCAGCACGTTATTGCGTTTGGATCAAACCCTATAGGTTCTACAGCAATTGACCCTTTATTTATTAGATTCTCTGATCAACAAAACGCAATTGACTGGCTTCCTACTGCTACTAACACAGCAGGTGGTGTACGAATAAACTCAGGATCAATTATTATTGGGGCTGTTCAGGCACGAGAAGAGATACTTGTTTTTACAGATGTAAGTCTGCACTCCATGAGATTTGTTGGCCCTCCCTTTGTATTTAACTTCGCAACAATAAGCACAGACACTTCCATGATTTCTCCCAATGCGGCTGTTAATGCTAGAGGAAATGTCTACTTCATGGATAAAACTGGATTCTACCTATATAACGGTGCAGTCCAGCAAATAGCTTGCTCAGTCCAAGATTATGTTTTGAGCGGTTTAGATATCACTCAATCTTTTAAAGTTTTTGCCGCAGAAAATAACGCATTTTCAGAGATTATATGGTTTTACCCTGCTGTTGGTTCTGGCGGTGAAATATCAAATTATGTCAGCTACAACTACGCTGAAAACCTCTGGGCTGTAGGGACTATGGTTAGGGGTGCTTGGCTAGACAGCGGGGTTCTTGATGGCCCTATTGCTTCTAGTGCAATATCAAACTCAAATAATAACTTTGTTTACAATCATGAAGTTGGATTTGATGATGACGGTTCCCCAATGACTGCGTATATAGAGTCTGGGGATCTTGCAATTGGAGATGGCAACAACTTTGTAATGATCGACAGAGTGCTTCCTGACTTCACCTTTGCCGGTGCTAGTCCTGAAATTACAATGACAATCAAAGGAAGCGACTTTCCTTTAGAAGCCTCGACATCATTAGCCTCATCCACGATTACTGCCACTACTAAGCAATCGCACATTAGGACTAGGTCTAGACATGCCAATCTAAGAATAGAGTCAGACCAAGCTGGATTTGGCTGGCGACTTGGTGGGTTCAGGTTTGGCATGTGACAGGATGGGAGAAGGTAATGGCTGAAAGACGTAGAAACCCATTGCCTGTCCCTTTAGTAGAATACAATACTCAGAACGAGGCAATCACTAGAAGAACCTTGGAGTTTGCCTTAGATCAACTGGAAAACGATGTTGATCTTGCAAAACACCAGAGTGACAAGCCGGGGTCTTTAGCCATGAGAAGGTTTCAGTTCTTGCTAATGGGGGCATCTTGACAGACGTTATTTCAGTTCTAGGACAAGTAGCGCCTAGCGCAACCACAGTCACAACATTGTATACTGTTCCTAATCTTGCTCAGACAACGGTTAGTTCTTTAGTAATATGTAACAGGAGTGGCTCGGCCAGAACGTTTAGGGTATCGGTGCATGTTGCAGGAGCATCTGCTGACAACAAGCAGTATTTATTTTACGATCAATCTTTAGCAAGTAATACGACGCAAACGGTAGTTATAGGTATGTGTCTTAATCAAACAGACGTTGTGAAGGTGTATGCAAGCTCTGCTGACTTATCCTTCAACTTGTTCGGAGTGGAGACAACTTAATGAATTACAATAACGGACAAGTGCCGCCTATGAACCCTATGAATGAACAAATGCAACTAATGCAGCAAATGCAAGAAATGCAGCGTATGCAGCAAATGGGTCAGGAGATGCAGATGCCACCTCAGATGCCTCAGATGCCACAGATGCAGCCTCAAATGCCGCAGATGCCTCCACAAATGTCGCCTCAAATGTCTCAGATGCCGCAGATGCCACAGCAAATGCCTCCGCAATTGAATGCGTACCAAGGTGGCGCTATGCCAAACGCTCGTCCTATGGAACCTATGGCGCAGCAGATGGCGCAGCAAGGTCGTTATGGTGACAGCATGCTTGTCCACATGAACCCTGCAGAAGTGCAAGGTATAGCTGCGCTGTCTCCGACTGGAAGCCTGACTACTAACCCAGTGACAGGTCAGCCTGAAGCATTCTTACCGTTCTTGGCCCCGTTATTAGGGAGTATGTTTGGTTCTTCCTTGCTTGCTGGATCAACATTGGGAGGCCTTTTAACTGGCGTGGCTGGTAATGCTGCTTTGTCTGGAGCTATTGGCTCTGGCCTAGCTACAACTCTAGCTACTGGCGACATAAAAAAGGGATTGTTATCTGGGATCACAGGATTCGGATTAGGAAAAGCCTTAGGGGCTGCGGGTGACGCATTAAGCCCAGACATCGCTAATACCACAGCAGCCTTAGGAGATGCATCAACAGCTGCTTCAGAAGCTGGTAAAAACTTAGCATTGACCGCAGTAGAAACTGCAGACCCAATAGCTAAAGCAATAGAGATGGGAGCAGCGCCGGCAACAAACCCTTTAACCGGAGAGCTAGTAACGCAAGGTTTACAATCTCCTATTCCGGGAGGGATTACAGATCCTTTGACCGGAGCTGCCATGAATCCAGTCTTAAATCAATCACAAATGGCTTTAGCAAATCCAATGCAAAAGCTGCTTGGTGCAGAAGGAGTTAGGAATGAAGCAAATGCAAACGTAGCAAACTTATCAGGCCGGTTAGATTCTCTCAGAGGCGCTCAGACTGCAGGAGATAGGCTCCTTGCCCCATTCAAGCAACCCGGAACTTTTGGAAAAGCTTTAATGCAGCCCGCTAACTTAGCGGCAATTGGAGTAGGCGAAGGCAAAATAGCTGAAATTGACGCTAGAGAGTTAGCAGAGAGAGAGAACAGAAGGTTTGAAGAAGAAAAGCAAGCAGAATACAACAGAGCTATTGGCAACATGGAAGGAGCCTTTGATCAACTAGAAAGCGATTATGCTTATAGGGATTATAAGATTCCAAGAATGAGTGCAGGAGGAGTTGCCTCAATCAATCCTCAGAACTACGCAGATAACGTCAGAGGTTTGCAGCAGATGGTAGGCGCTCCCGTACAAATGTATCCCGGAGGAGAAATACCCATAGGTGGTCAAGGTGGCAGCGGTAATTATAACTTCGCGCCTACAGGGCGAGCTGGATCAGCAGCAAGGCAGGCAGGGATTAGAGGCACAGAGGTTATTAGTGCCGAAGAGCTTCAAGGAACTAGGCCCGGATTTCAACCAGAGATAACTTACTTTAGAGCACCGCCACCCGCCGAGGGTACTGAGGTAGACGCAGGGACAGACGGAGGGTCAGCAGCTCAGTTACCAGAATACAACGTTGACCTGTCAGGGGTAGACCTTTCCAGCCTTGGGCTAGGTGGTTTTAATATTCCAGACTACCTATCAACCCCAGAAGGAAATGCAACTGTAGGGACTATTGATGAGGTTTTAAATGTTCCTGCTGACTCAGGCTCACGAGTAAACGCCATCCCTGATAGTATAGTAGGGCGCGGCAACATGCCGTCCGCCAACACCTATGAGGATATTGTTGCCCAGACAAAGAGGGGGCCGGTCAGAACTGTTGGACGTAAGGATCTCTCAACACCTCCAAGTTTTGACGACATAGATCTTGGTGGTATCAGAGCTTTGCCAACTCGGTCTGTTCGTTCGTTAGCCCAAGATTCAACAGTGATTAACAAAGCTCTAGGCGGAGAAACCGCTATGGAAGAAACCTTAGAATCTAACGGGCAATTACTTATTGAGCGAACAGTAGAGGCAATATCTGGGCAGCTTAGCGAAGATCAGGCAAGTGCAGTCGTTGCAAACTTTATTGATGAGTATGGCCCAGAAGCTTTCCAGATGCTTAGAGAGAAAGTTCTAGAGCAAATCGTTCCCGGTTCTCAAAAAGAAGGAGAAATCATGGGCGCTGGAGGGGGGATGGATGACATGATTCCCGGCATGATAGGTAACAGTCAGCCTGTTGCCGTGAGTCCCGGAGAATACATTGTCCCTGCTGATGTTGTTTCAGGACTAGGTGACGGTAGCACAGATGCTGGAGTCGGTGAGCTAGATCAGATGCTTGACAGGGTTCGCCAAGAAAGAACTGGAACATTAAGACAACCAGCACCTATGAGAGTAGGAGGAGTATTGCCAGCATGATAAAGCCTATAGAGTTTTCGGGCGTAAAAAATATTAGGGATCTATCTAGGGAGCCCAAAGTAAGACCGAGAACGGAAAGAGGGGAGGCTACTCACACAATTGCGCTTGTTCCAACAACTTATTTGGCGACCTTATGGCCTGATGTAAGTGAGCAGTTAGGAAAAGCTATTGCCAGATCTAAGGGACGATGGAGCATGGAGATGTTATTTGCTTCCATTTTAAACGGGCATCAGCATCTTTGGGTTGCTTTTGATGAGAACAAGGAGATTAGCGGGGTAGGCACTACTGAGCTAGTTGATTATCCAAATAAAAGAATGTTGGCTATACAGTTCTTAGGCGGTGATAGGTTTAACGAATGGGTCTGGGACATGCTTGATAGATTTCACGATTGGGCCAGAGATAACGATTGTAAAGGCATTGAGGCTACAGCAAGAATGGGATTCTGGCAGTGGCTAAAGCAAGATGGTTTTGATAGATCCTATGTTGTTTATGAAAAGAGGTTTGAAGAATGAGCAAAGGTAGCAAGGCTCCAAGCGGGCCGCAAGAAGTTGTTCAAACAACAAGTAACCTGCCGGAATATGCGCGTCCGTATTTTGAGGAGATGCTTGGCCGATCCATGTACGAGACCACTCGTCCGTATGAGGCGTATCCCGGTCAACGAATAGCCGACTTTACCCCTTACGAGCAGATGGGCATGCGCGGCATGTACGATATGGCTGCAGCAGGGACTCCTCAACAGTTAAATCAAGCCTCAGATATTGCTTCTCAAATAGGTTATCAAGATTCAAACATGGGCATGAACATAGCTCAAGGATTTGACCCTCAACAAGTAACGTCTGACTATCAAGCTGGGACATTTGATCCCGGATATGCAGCAGGAAAACTTGGCCAAGGATATCAGGCAGGTCAGAGAGATGTTGGATATACTCCCGGCACTTTTGATTCAGGTTATGACGCAGGCACTGCTAGCCAAGGATATGTTCCGGGAAGCATTACTAGCAATCTTGGGGCTACAGACGTTACATCTGATTACAATGCCGGAAGTAGAGGCTCCGGTTATATCGGCGGCAGCCGAGATTCTGGTTATACAGGAACCACCTTCGACCCCGGATATGAAGCCGGTAGTTTTTCGGCTGGGACTCTTTCTGACACAGGAAGGTCTCAATATACCGCAGGAGACTTTGATCCCGGTTATGAGGCAGGAAATCTTAATCAAGGATATCGATCAAGAGATTTAGATTCCGGCTATCAAGCAGGAACATTTGACCCCGGATATGTTGCAAGAGAACTTGGCCAAGACTACACGGCAAGAGAACTACAGAGCCAGTACGCAGGAGATTTAGACACCGGCCCTGCGTTTCAGGCTGGAACTATAGCTGACGCGGCAACTCTAGAAAAATATATAAACCCGTATCAGCAATTGGTTACGGACATTGAGAAAAGAGAAGCTCAAAAACAATCCGATATTGCAGGGTCTCAAATATCTCAACAAGCAGCATCCTCTGGAGGTCTTGGCGGCTACAGAGAAGCTATCATGCAGTCTGAAAGGGAAAAGAATCTTGGTCAGCAGATGGCAGACATTCAATCAAAAGGCGGGCAGGCAGCTTATCAGCAAGCATTGCAAGCGTTTGAGTCTGACAGGGCCGCAAGACTTCAAG